GTAAAATGTTATTTGATAACTTGGGTATAAAAAATGTTTTATTGTTTGTAAAAGGGGGTAAAAAAATAACGACAACTCGTAAAACAAAAATATTTAAATTAATTTACCCTGTTCTGAAGAGCGTAGCCTCATGGCAGTCTAAAGTTTGGGTTAAAAACGAGCAGTTGTATGATGAAACTCCCTGGATGCAGCTTGACCAAAACACTTTGTACGATATGCTGTCAATCCCCTACAAAATCTTAATGTCTTATGCATATAACTTGACGCATATGCCCAGTTCAACAGCTTGTGGTTTAACTGTGCTACCCGCAATCTTATCTTTCCATAACAGGAGGAAAACAGAACAGTTGCTTCATAGTCTGAGATATATAATAGCCAACCCATTAGGTGAATTCCACAATTCACACAAAATGCTGCCTGAGTTTGCTGGGCCAGGATACTCAAAGTTTGATGCTTCAATACTCATGGGGGTAGAGAAGTTTTACTTAAATTATTTCAAAACTGTGAAAGAGTGGGCAAAGTTGTCAAGCAATGAGGACAGTAGTTTCTCAGAGTGTAAAGTACACCACCCCTTCTTGGATAGAAACATTTACAACATCCATGACTTAGTTCAAATAATTTACACCACATATATGATGAGTAAAGGGCATTACAACCAAACAATTGAACAAACGATAAATTTAAAAGGAGTCTTAGAAACACATAAATATTGGTTAGATAATTACTCTAAAATTGCCGATACAGGAGTTTATAACAAGAGAGAGCCCTCATTGGAAGAATTTGCCACAAATGACTTTGCATATTCACCCAAAATATCTTATGCCGTCGGTAAGTTTGCTGCTACAGAGATAAAAAGACAAGGTAGAGTGGCCAAACTAGCAACTAGTTGGGACAACATATTAACTGACCCTGTTGATGAAATGGCAAATAATAGAGGGCTAAGATACAAAGGAGAAGATTTTTTTGGACACAAAGGATACATCGTAATATACAAAGAATTATTGGAAGGAGAAAATTTTAGTAAAGTGCAATCAATATTGAAGGATGAAACTTTAACAGTGAGGGAATGTTATAAAAAGATAAGTCTTCTCAATACCACATTTGGGAGGGAACAAATTAAAAAACCATTAAAGCAAGTTATGATGCACATTGTAGATAAAGTTCAACGCGGTGGTGGCAGAGAAATCTTTGTCATGGACTACTACACTAAACTTCACCAAAATGTCTTGGAAAAAATGTTTAAATTCATTTGTGAGCTGTTTGACAATGAAATAATAACAGTCCCTAGTGCAAGACGTTCTGGATTAATACACCGGAAGAATTTTGAGGAAAGATTCGACAACACAAATACTTACTTATTATCTCTTGATTGTAGAAAGTGGGCACCAAGATGTAATACAGATAAGTGGATATATTTCCTTATGGGTATGAGAGATGTCCTACCTTCTGATTTCATCAATAGAACTATAAATTTTTTCTTGCTCAACAAAAAAAAGAAAATATATACACGGTCAGTTGTGGCTGAAACCTTCATTTCAAACCCACAGTATGAGGACATGAAAGATTTTTTAATAAAAGATGAAGAAACAGGTGGCCACTATTTTGAAATGCCCTACAATTTTTTTATGGGCATATGGAACATGTTAAGAAATTTGTTCCATGCTGCTTCACAAAAAATTTTCCCACAAACCAAAACAAAAAAAAAAAAAAAAAAAAC